GCCAGATTGACTTTATTTGCATGAAGCTTTTGAATCTTAAACGGTGATTCTTGGATCAAAGCTTCTGTTGTTAATTCAGCTCCGCCGACATAATCTTCGGCAAATAGATCTGCTACAAAGATTATCTGTGCGTCAGGTTCTATGTGTGTGTTAGGATTAACAAAGATGGGATCATTGAATTGTGTCACAGTTTTCTCTTATCTTATAGAAATTTAAACATAAAGGCTTTTAGCTAATATTTAATAGATGAAACAGCTAACAGCTACTAAGCTAGAATTCTTATAATAACCTTAATTGTCTCAGTTGAATTGTATATGACAAAAAAACTAGGTGACACAAATAAGTCTCTTGTTAATTCTTCTAAGCGCGGCACAGCAAAGGGCTCTCCTGCAAAATCTTCTAAGATTTCAAAGGGAAGAAGCGATCAAGTGCTTGGTGATATTCATAAGAAAATCACCTCTAGCTCTGCGCTTAATGGTGGATTCGATGTCTTAATGTTTAAGATTGAAAAAATCGAACAAAATCAAGAACAAATCGTGAACAAAGTTGACAAAATTCATGAAGCGATCTACGATCCAGCTGACGGAATCTTCTCTAAGATGAGTACATCAAATGTAGAGACAATTGAGAAAATTAATGAAACTGATCAACGTATCATTGAGATAACTGAGTGGAAGAAGAGAAAAGAAAAAGATGAAGACAAGATTGAAGAAAGCGTCGAAACGTCTTCAGAAATAATAAGATCTCTCCAAAATTCAGTAGACGATCTTCAAAAAAGTAAAAATACTGCGTGGAGTATCTTAAGATGGATTTTAGTTGCATTTTCCGGTGGATCTCTAACTATATTTTTTAAGTGGTTAGAAAATAAGCTGTAAAATTTTGTACATTAAAAATGTAAGTCTTACACTAAATTTGTGTATCTAAAAGAGATAGAGGTTATAAAGAAATACTTAAGAGACAACATAGATGTTGAAAAGTCTCTTATGCTTGATCATGAAAGAAAAAATATTAGATCACAAAGAAAAATGCAGCACATTTTCTTTAAGAGATTTTCTGATATAAAAACTCAAAAGCTTTTTGAGGTAATTTTAATACATGCTGAGAAAGCAGAACGCTCTTGTCCCGGGGCTGGAATGTATCTTCTCAGTCAATATTCAAATTATAAAAATAATTTGTCTGTCGAAAGGCCGACTAATTTAAGTGATCTAAAGCAGATCATACTTGACAAACATTTTACAAAGCTTGTAGAGTCTATTTTGCTAGAATGCTTGAGATATTGCAAACCTACTTCTAAAGTCAGCATAAGAAAATCTACTAATCAGAGTTCTTATATTGAAATATCTAATAGATACAATTTTGAAGTCGATGCTCTTGTTAGCAGCAAGCAGCACTCAGGGAAAAATGCAAAGGTAATTGTAGTAGACGGTTACGTGGAAAACGTTTCTGATTTACACCATGTGTTTCAACACTTCTCAACAGAAGAACCCACTACTCCCTTCTTGATATTTTGCAGAGGAATGTCAGATGATGTATTGAGTACAATAACAACAAACAATCAAAGAGGTTCTTTTGAATGCCACCCGTTTAAAGTAAATTTTGATCTCGATAATGTTAACACGCTTGTAGACATAGCAGTAGTGTCGGGATGTGATGTTACTTCTAGTTTAAAAGGCGAGCTGATCAGCAGCATTAATTTGTCAAATCTAAAAAAAGTCGATGAATTCTCCAGAACTAATCAAGGGCTGGCTATAAAGAATTCTAATAATCTTGCCGGAGTTAAACAACACGTTGATCGTCTCAGACTTAAGTCGGAAGATGTTGTTGAAGATGCAAAGAAATATATTTTTCAAAGAATAAAGTCTCTCTCGGCGAATTCAATCGACATAGTTTTAGTCGATGACATTAACTTTTATTCTAGATCACAAGAATTAGATGAGGGTATTAGAACATTAATATCTTTTATTAATAACGGTCCAACATTAGAATCTGTCGTAAATGAATACGAAAAAAAGCTGAAAATGTCGTTGGATAGTATAGCAACAATCATCAATTAACATTTACTTTATCTTTCATTTGAGTATAAAAGAATTATATGAACAAAACAGACAAGATATGCAGAGAGGTTTTAAACATTCATAGTTTTTGCAAGGATCAGGTGGTGAGACAGCTTACTGTCGAAATTTCTAATGGAAATTTAGAAATGTCAGAAGAAAATCTGAGAGCTGTGGCAACGCTTGTAGAAAATACTCTTGAGACATCTTTTCAAAAAGCTTTCGCAAAATTTCAAAATAGCGTGGACAGCCTAGTTGTTGATGAGGTCAACACTAAAAGTTCTAAAAGTAAGTGAAACGTGGCTAAAAAGAGCAAGAAAGAAGCTATCGAAGCTTCTAAAGATCTAAAATTAAAAAAGAGAGGTTACAAACATCTTGTTGAGTGCAGATGTGTACTTCCTCAATTTAAAGCTAGAAAAGATCCTCCCCGACATAAATTTGTGGTGTTCTCTATACTAGACGAGAACGACAAAGTCGATCCCAAATATGCACAATGCAATAATTGTGGCCTCATTCACAGAGTAATTGACATTTGCACTTCTGAAATTCAGCAATCTAAAGAAAATTCCTCTTTTATATTGAACATAGATGATATTAAAATTTCGTTACCCAAAGATCTGTCTATAATTCTTGAAAAGTACAGAGTCGACCTACCTTCGTGGGAGCAAGCTGTTTTCATATTGGAGAATAAAGAATGGGGAAATTTTATCATGCTTGAGCAAGAAGACGAAGGGGATACCAAGATGGGAAAATACGTTAGAATTTTAGGAGAAAACTTTTTTAAGATAGAAAATTTTTCAAGAAATGAGCTTATAGAGGGGAATTAATATGGAAAGTTCTTTGTACGGACAGCTTAATTCTGAAAAATTAGCTGAAGACAAAAAAGTAGCTCAAGAAATTGTGTCAGAAATTAATAAATTTGGCATCAACGACAGGCAGCGCTGGATCATCATGCATCTCCTTAGTCTTGAATTAGAAAACGTTCAAGACATGAGAGACATGGTAGAATTTATTAAAAGTAAAAAAGACACAGAAATATTCATATCCAAGCTGTATAATTCTGATGAAACAAATTGGTTAGAACAAGAGGTCGACGTAAATGGGTAGATCATCTCATAATTTAAAAAATCAACTCGATGATAGTCGCAGAAGCAGCAACAATTACGAATCTTCTATTGTCCACGTGCACCACGGCGACGCTTCGAGACTAGTCGTTCTTCACTGCGACGTCAATGAACAATCTATTTCCAGTGTCATGGCACAGATGCTACACCTCGCTAGTCAAAACCACAAGCCAATACATCTTGTCATTTCCACTTACGGCGGTTCTGTTGACGAGATGTTTACGCTGTACGACACAATAAAGTTCTTGCCATGTCCCGTTCACACTATTGCGCTTGGAAAGGTCATGTCTGCAGGCGTTCTTTTGTTGGCGTCAGGAGAGAAGGGAAAGAGAATGATTGGAAGATCTGCTAGAATCATGATGCATCCCATATCAGGTGGTGCTGCAGGAAACATCTTCGAAATCATGAACGACGTAGAAGAGAGCAAAAGACTGCAGGCACAGATGACTGAAGCCATTTCCAAAGAGACTAAATTATCAAAAGAAGAAATAGAGAAGATCATGAAGCAAGGTCATGATGTTTATCTTTCTCCGAAAGAAGCAATTAAGATGGGTATTGTTGACAAGATCATTGGTGATTAATAGACTTGTAATATATACTGCATCAATATTACTGTGTAGACTGAATGCCTCTACACGAATACCGACATTATTTTCCTTTCAAGAAGATGAGAAAGGAACAGCAAGAAGCTATTGAATTTGCAATTGATGCTTATGAGTCAGGTAAGAAATATGTCTTGCTTGAATTAGGCACGGGTACTGGTAAGTCGGCAATAGGCATCACTATTTCTCGCTATCTTAACGATCATTTTTCGTGTCACGTAGATGACAACGGCGAGACAATGTCAGGTGCTTACGTTCTTACTACACAAAAAATATTGCAAGAACAATATGTTCGAGATTTTGGACCCAATACCAAACTACCTCTGTTAAGAACTATTAAATCATCTTCAAATTACACTTGTTCTTTTTATGACGATCAAACTTGTGCTGAATCTAAGATGCTCTTAAGCCGCTTAGCAAAAAATTTAAAAGGCACAGAATTTCAGAATCACTGCGTGAAATACTGTCAATACAGTCAAGAAAAACAAGAATTTATTGATGCATCCATTTCCATTACTAATTTTTCTTATTTTCTTGCAGAAACAGCCTATTCAGGCAAATTAACTTCTAGAGCTTTATTGGTAGTCGATGAAGCTCACAATATAGAGTCAGAAGTCGGAAGATTCATTGAAGTTAGCTTCTCTGAAAAATTTTCTAACGATGTATTGAAGATCAAGACACCTAAAAACCAAGAACAATCTTGTATTTTTGAGTGGATTAAATCGACTTACTTGACAGCACTCAAAAAGTATTCTGATAAACTTGAGTCTACTCTTAAGAAAAACACATCTTCGCTGAATAAGTGCATGGATGCGTCAAAAAACTACGAGATGATTCAAAAGCACCAAGAAAAAGTTGAAAAATTTATTGGTGTATATGACCAAAAAAGTTGGGTGATGAACATAGAAAAGAAACTTTACGGTCAAACCTCCAAGACAAATATCATGCATCGATTTGAGTTTAAGACTGTAGACGTTTCTCCCTATTGTGAAAAACATTTATTTGCAAAGGCGACAAGAGTTTTAATGATGTCTGCAACAATTGTCGACAAAGATGTGTTTTGTGAGTCCGTAGGACTCAAAACTAACGAAGTAGCTTACATGAAAAGACATAGTCCCTTTCTAGAATCCAACAGGCCGATCCACTTCATGCCAGTTGGAAGCATGTCAAAGAACAATATAGATAAGAGCTTGCCCATTCTAATAGAAGCTATAAGACTTTTGCTTGATAAACACAAAGAAGAAAAGGGCGTTATTCACACTGTTAACTACAAGATAGCCAACTATATTGTTCAAAATTTAAATTCAGATCGTATTCTTTCGCACGACTCAGCCAATCGAGATAAAATTCTCAGAGAGCACACTTTGACAGATAAGCCTACTGTGCTAGTAAGTCCCTCTATGATGGAAGGTGTTGATCTTTCAGATGAGCTAAGCAGATTTCAAATAATCTGCAAAGTACCGTTTCCTTATCTGGGAAACGCTGTTGTAAAGAAGCGTCTTGAAAAAAATGAATGTTGGTATGCATATTCTACGGCAAAATCTCTTATACAAGCATTAGGGCGGTCAGTAAGAAATGAAAATGATCATGCTATTTCTTACATACTTGACGCAGACTGGACCAACTTCTATTCCAAAAATAGAAAGATGTTTGAAGGTCACGTAGGAAAGATTCAGACTTAATTTACATAATATGCATTAAGCTTATATTGAATCTTCTAGGAGGCTAATATAAACATGTCATCTGAAACAGTTTTAGTTAAGTGGAATGAGTTAAAGGCGCTCGTCGAGGCGCTTGAAGTCGATGTTGCAAAGAACGCAAGAGGCGTAGCTGCTGCAGGTGTTAGAGTTAGAAAGGGACTTCGACATCTTGCTTCTTCTTCAAAAGATCTTGTAAAGCTCACTCTTGAAAATGACAAATCTAAAAAGTCTGAAGAGTGATAGACACAAGTCATGAGTAGACAAAGGCAATTACAAATACGCATCTTGAAAGAGATGGAGGCTGCTGGAATTGATCCACAGCGGCCGTATACATACACAAATGGTGTGTTCATTCAAGAAATTAAAAACAAAGAAGAATTACTAGAAAATGTGCTTGACGAGTCTTCTTCGGATGTCAAGCATGAAATTTCTAGCACAGAAGTTTCTGAATTGATAGAATCGCCTAAGCAAGAAAAAATCTTGAAATCAAAGAAGCCTGCAAAAAAGAGCACAAAATCAAAAGAAAAAGTTGACTAATCAGCTTAAAACACATTGATTATGTGCTCTTTTATCTTTTTGTATATCTTCTTTTCAATTTGACAGATTCTCATTCTAGTAAGTCCATAGATGTCACCTATCTCTCTAAGTGTTAACGGACCTCTTCTAGTCGTGATGAGCACGCAGTTGTTCCCATTTTCATAGGGTATCCACTGTTTGCACGATCTTTTTTGACATGATTTTTCGCAATTCTCTACAAATTCATAGCACGTCTGTTGATTTAGAATTTTTAGCCTTTGTTTGTCTACTTTTAGTGTCATCTTGCTTTAAATGTTATATTTTATCTTGGACACAGTCTTGTACAAGAAACAGACACATTCATGAGAAAAACTTACATACTTGATACTAACGTTCTCTTAAGTGATCCTAACTGTTTAAACAACTTCAAAGATAACGATCTAATCATACCGATGGTAGTCTTAGAAGAATTAGATAGACACAAATCTAGGTCCGACGAAGTAGGCAGAAACTGTAGAGAAATTACAAGAATACTAGACGAGCTAACCAAGAAAGGATCTCTAAAAGATGGCGTCGCACTGCCAACTGGCGGTACGCTGAGAGTCATAACAGCAGCTGAAAAGAAAAAGTCTATCAAGAAAGATGCGCTAGACTCAACAGCTGTTGACAACATGATTATCAACTTTGCGATGGATTTTGGAAAGTCTCTCCCGGAAAAAGTGTTTTTAGTCTCTAAAGACATAAACGTTAGAGTCAAGTGTTCGTCATTGGGAATACAAGCTCAAGACTATCTCAGTCTTCGAGCGACTGACAACTTTGACTCTCTTTATTCTGGCGTAAAAGTACTAACTACGCCCAATGAAATGATAAGCAACTTTTATGAAGGTACACCGATAAACATAAAAGATATTACATCTGATCATACTTACCCCAATCAGTTGTTCGTTCTTAAATCACCAGATGCAAATTTTGCATCTGCTCTATGTCGAGCCAACAGAGATGGTCTTCTGATGCCTCTACAAAAATTTGAAAATATTTTTGGTGTAAAACCCAGGAATAAAGAACAAAATTTTTCTCTGGATCTTCTGATGAATCCAGACGTCAAATTGGTCACACTGACGGGCCGAGCCGGATGTGGCAAGACGTTGCTTGCTATAGCGGCCGGTTTAGCACAGCTAGACTCAATAGGCACACATCCCATATACCAGAAACTTATCGTGTCTCGTCCCATTCATCCTGTTGGAAAAGATATCGGATTTTTACCAGGAACGCTTGCTGAAAAGATGGAGCCTTGGGTCGCGCCCGTGAGAGACAACTTGGAATTTTTACTAAATTCTTCTTCTGGCAAGAAGTTTGGAAAGTTTAGAATTAAGAAGAACGATGATGGTCAAAATTCTTTTAATGATCCTTATTTGGATCTCATGCAACAGAAAGGGCTCATAGAGATAGAAGCCATCACATACATACGTGGGAGATCTATTCCCAATGCTTTTATCATAATAGATGAAGCCCAAAATTTGACTATGCACGAGCTGAAGACTATCATCACGCGCGCCGGCGACAAAACAAAGATAGTTCTTACGGGAGACTTAGAGCAGATTGACAACGTTCATGTTGACTCTTTCACAAATGGTCTGACACACGCCATAGAGAAATTTAAAGAATTTGACATATCGGGTCATGTTACGTTGCTGAAAGGAGAAAGAAGCGACCTTGCTACATTAGCTTCTAAGATTTTGTAAAAAATAGGCTGTGTATAATAGTAGACTAATAATTTAGATAAGCTAAAAGAAATATGGGAATACTTGATAGCAAATCTAGAATTCTTGACGCCATACTTACAGTCGAAGGAAGACGTCAGATGGCAGAAGGGACATTTGATGTATCCTATGCAACATTTACAGATACAGACATGTTCTACGAATCAGATGCGATCGAAGGACACGTCGATCCGACTGATAGAATCTATTTAGAAGCTTCTAATTTGCCTCAAGATCAAGTCGTATTTGAAGCAAATGATGCAGGCAATATCATTCCTTTTAGAGACAGCAAGCTGGTATTTGACAAATTGGATAATGTTGCACTGCTACCAAAACAGCTAGAAATACTCTTTAATCAAGGAGGAATTCCTTCAGCGTATCAGCTAAATTTTGGTGCAAAGATCGAGACGAGAAAACCAGGAATTGATACTAACAATAAATTCAGCGGTTCAGTAGTCAAATCTGTTGACGGCGGCATGGGCGTGGGTCTTTCCATAACAGACAGCGCAAATTTAAAAGCAGATTTCATATTAGATCCTAACAAATTTGCGGGCGTTGTCTCGTCTTCTTACGCTAGTCAACACAAAACTAGTGGATCTTATTACGTGGGTGTCAAGGGTGGTATTAATGCA